CTCGGTCCATGCGCGGCTCAATCGCGTGAATGACTGGCACCCACTGGTCAAGCGTGCCGGTGTCGTACATGTTCCGCACACTGATCGAGCAGTTGTCGTATCCGAACTCCTTGACCATCTGGCTGACAGTCATCTCAAACTCGCGGTAGAGCGTGCAGACTCGGCCCTGCGCGTCCGTCGAAATGCAGTATTCGCCGCAGGTCAGAGGGTAGTGGTGGATGACGTTGTTGAAGTCTGGCAGCACGATACTGGCAGCGGTGCCAAACGCGCCAAGCTCCTCGTACATCATGTGCAGGCTGCGGTAGGTGTTCGACTTCTGGAACACCAACTGCATGCGCTTGGTCACGTCATCCAGCCACATCTTGACGGGCTGGTACGAGTTCAATTCTGGATCAGGCGTTGCGAGCCGGAACCACTGCCGCGCCGGCGAGGTAGCGCCAGCCATCATGCCGGCACCGAGCGTCCGAAGCGCACGGGTTCCGGTGTTGTCGTAGATGTTGTTGTGCCGACGCCATCCACGATCACGGTCCTGGCGGAAGTACCGCCCGTTTCGCGGCAATAGGTACGAGGTGATTTCCTGCCAATGCGCGAACCACGATGCCCGCTCGCTCTTGAGCTGGCCCCAGCGTGTGAACAGCCGGTCGCGCTGCGGCGCGTTCTTGTACGACTTGCTATCGCTAGGGTATTCGCTCAATGTCAACCCCCGAGGAGCGTGTTGCGTCCAAGCATCAACTGCGATGGATCAATGCCGGCTGGGCCAGTAAGCATGGTGGCAGATGGCCCACCAGCGCCGCTTTCCTGTGCCGCAGCCATGATGCTGGCAACGTCAGGAGACTGCTGCTGGCTGCGGCGAATGGCGGCCTGCGATTCCGTGGCCTGCTGCCGAGCCTGCTGCGCCGCCTGTGCCTGCGCTGCCTTCTGCTGATTCATTGCCTCGCGCTGCGCCTTCTTGCCCTGCTCGCCGGCATAGACGGAGTATCCGACACCTGCGGCGACGGCTGCGGTGGCAACGATTGCTGTGACAACTGCGCTCATTGTGCATCCTCCAATGATGCTGATAGTTCTCGAGCCGTAGCGTAATCGACTGTGATTTCGCAATCCTGCCCGATTGATTCCAAAGCGACCAACACGATTTCCGCATCGCCGTCGCTAGCAACAAACCGTGCGTTTGGTGCATGCGAATGGTTTGTCCAACGTCCGGCAACACATCGCTTTCCAGACATTCGACCAGGCCCGATGATCTCTCCTGCGGCAATGTCCCTATTTGCGAAAATGCCGGTCCCGTGGATCTTGGATGCGGCACGGTAACAGTTGGATTCGCAACTAGGCGTTTCGATGCAATCTCCATCGTATTGCACGATTCGATCAATCTGATCTTGGGTCAGGCCAGAACCGGCAACGAATGCCTCATATGAAAGGCGTGCCATGCTGTGTTCCTCGTATGCAATCTCCGGCCGGCGTGTCTGCAACGACTGCGCCTCGCACGTCAGCTGTTCTTCCGCATCTGCCACGCTGTTGGCCGATGTTGGAATCAGCGTAGTCCAGCACGTATCAGCATGCGTGATACCAGCACGCTTTGCACCAGCCTTGGCCTGCAGAACATGAAATCCTGTCAGGCGTCGTGCGCCATCATCGGTAGTGACCGTGATATCTCCACTGACGATGCACAGATTGTCGCAGGATGTAAGGGCACCAGTCAGCATTGTGTTTGCGGGTATCCGAATCGTCCTGGCGTACATTCCACCATGCAACACGTGTTCCGTCGCGATATGAACCTGTGGCAAAGCCAAAGCGGCGTTTTCAAATTGCCGCACAAGTTCATTCTGACTTGGTGGGACGGTATTGATTTCGCCATTCATTACGGGCACCTACATTGACTCATACGGGTCGTAGTCCTTCGGGCTGGTGTCGATCCGCTCGCGCACCTCTCGAGGCAGTTGCTTTGCGACCGGGTACGCAAACGTCAACGCAAGCGCATCGGCGATGTCCGGGCTGCCGCCACCCTGTAGGCGCTTCTTGATTTCGTCCTTGGACTCGAGGCATCGCTTGCCTACGGCATCGAACCAGTACGTCGGCGTTGACAGTTCGGCCTTCAGCGCCGTGTCATTTGGGATGCTGCCGCCGTTGCCTAGCCACTCCTTGACCTGCCACCACATCTCTGCGCGTCGGTTCACAAACAGGTTTGGCTGGTTCGCCTTGCCACCGAACGGCACCTCGACAATGTAGTAGTCCAACTGGCGCAGGCGATCGATGACGCCGGCACCGCCGCCAACGTCAATGAACACGGCGTCCGGGTCGCGCTCATCAATGACTTGTGCGACCAGGCCGGCTAGTTGCATGTTGTCAACGCCGTGGTGGATCATCGGCTTCTCCATCCGTAGCCCTTGGCGCAACACAATCACGCTGCGGTCATCGCCGAAACGGGCAGGGTCCACGCCGATCACCAGCGGTGAATCCAGCACGTCACCGTCGCGATAGACGATTCGAGCCGCCGCCTCGACATCTGACATACTGATGAGCTGATCGCTGCCTGCCGCGCTGAAGTCACACAAGTACTCTCGAGCGAACGCTGTTTCGGGCATGTCGCGCTCAAGGCGCGCCACCTCGTCATGGTCCAGCGCATCCGTGTCGTGAACTGTGTATCGCGTTGCGTACCAGTCAGGAAGGCTGCTTGCGCGGTAGAACAGCTCGCTAAACAAGTTGATCCCGGCCGGCGTGCCAATGAACAGCGCCCATCCCTTACGGTCTGAAAGTGCCGGCTGGATGATGTCGTTCCAGACTTCGGGCCTGATGTTCGCCACTTCGTCAATGACCACGCCATCCAAGCGAACGCCACGCAGCGCGTCTGGGTTGTCGCCGCCAAACAGGCGGATGGTAGCCTTGTTGTGCTTGAATGTCACGGCCAGGTCTGCCTCGTTCACGTCGATAGCGCCTGCCCGCAGGAACGGATCCAACTTCTGCTTCAACCTGGCCCATGCGATTGCCTTGGCCTGCTTCAGAAACGGAGCCAGATACACATAGAAACCGAGGTCTGCCCTGCACTTGACGGCGTGATCCAGCAATTCCATGAGCGCAAGCTCGGTCTTGCCTGCACGACGGTGCAATGCCAGCACCTTGAATCTGGCCTTGGTCCTGTGGCAATCCTTCTGCCACGGTCGCGGCGCGTATGGGAACTCCACGTTCAGCCTAGTCGCGTGGGACATTGGTCACGACATTCAGGATGATGCCGCCGCCGTGATCCAACTGCGCTCTATCGCCGTACTTCTTCGGATTCCACTTGGCGAGCAGCTTCAAGCGTGTCTCAATTTGCAGCCGCCTCCATTGGACCTGCACTTGATCCATTGGCTCGAGGTCAGCCAGTCGCTGGCATTCGTCTGCGATCACGTCGTAGCCGTCCTCGCGTGCGCGTGCGATGCGTGCGGCAAATTCCGAGTCTTTGTCCATCCATTCGTACACCGTGCGCCAAGGCGTGTTCCCCGGTTGCCGGCACCATTCCCGCAGCGGCTTGCCATCCGAAAGCCATCGTATGATGCTATCGGCCTTGTCCTCTGGAACTGGCTCTGGCGGCCTTCCCCTACCCCTTCGCGCCAATTCGCTTCCAGGCGTGTGGGGTTTGTCCTCTGCGCTCGTACCGGCAGATTTTGACGACTGTATCTCGCCGGAGGTTGAACATACGGGCAAGGCGTCGGTAGCCGATTCCTTCCTCCTCGTGGAGGTATCGGATTCGCTGGACGGTTTCTTCCGGGATCGTGGCATTGTGGTGTGTAGCGCCAATGCGGAAGCCGCGCTCGTTGAGAGCGATTACTTTCGCTTCTTTGCGCGTGCGGGCAGGCTCTTGAAGCTCTTGGTTTTCTTGGCCCAGCGTGCCGCGATCTTTGGGTGCTTCGCGTACATGAACTTCTGCTGTGCCTTGGACTTGAATGGCATTACTTCCATCCCTTTCGGAGTTGTGCATAGGCAGCCTTGCTAACGGTTGACTTGGACTTTGGGCGGCTGGTGCCGGCCTTGCGCCTGCGGTTGATGTTCCCGACCAGACTGTTCTTCGACTTCTTCGCCATCATTGCTCCCAATAAACGGTTTCGTTGCGCTTGTAGAACTTCAAGTTCTGCTTGGTATCTGCACGGGTGAAGTGCTTGTCTGACATGAGCAGGTAGTTGTTCGGCAGTAGTGCAAACTGGCCCGACTCCAAGTTCACGAGATTCAGAGGTTTGTGTTCCTGCGGATACCTGCTGAATCCGTCAGACCAGTCGATGATGATGCCCGTATGCCTACCCTTTGCCTGCTCGTGTAGTGTAACTACGGGCATCCCTTCCAGATAGTGGGCATGGAAAGTTTCGATGTGGTCGCCCATAGCGCCCCACGGTTCGATTGTGTGTGCCGGTTCTGCGACGTGTTCCGCTGTCGTGATGAGGTGCATGGGCACCCCGCACCAATGCGCTCCGCTCTCGAGCAGGCAGTGTGCCATGAGCCTTTGTCCTGGCCGGCAGTAGACGGCGTGCCAGATGGCCCGCGTGTGGCCTTTGGGCATAGACGGCCCAAGGGCCTCGTTCGCGACGTTGACGTAGAGGTGAAACGGGAGGTTTGCGTGCCTGCCCATTATCCTCGGCTCGTCTTGCCGCTGCACTTCCACTTCGCTCGCGACAGTCGCAGTGGGCTGTTTGGATTACGGGCGGCCTTTGGGCTGCGCTGCATCTGGCCCCAGCTCCGGGCGCAGTATGCGTTACCCTTGGCAGTTCCGGGCTTGATCCTGTCGCCACCGCCCTTGGCCTTGCCGGCCTGTCCGTAACTGACCTTGTTGGTTCGTCCGGTCTTTGCGTTTCGAACGATCTTTACGAATCGCTTGCCCTTTGCTGGCGTCGGCATGTGTCCTCCTTGGACGGTTTGATTCTGCGAAACTGTAGCAGGAACATGGCCCTTCCGATGGCATCGCCTGCCGCCTGGACAGTGGCCTCGTCCAGACTCGGTACGGCAGCGTGCAAGACCTCGTGCGCGATGACGCTGGCAAGGCGCTGCTGGGGCAGGTTTCTGCGTACCCGAATCGTTGGATGCGGGCCGGGCGGATGGTCGCAGTCGCCAAGCCAATCCTTTGGCAGTTCTTTCGCCCGGACCAATTTGATCCGCCAGCGACGGCCATTGACCGTCAGCCGAGCCTCATGTCGCACGAGTCACCTCGGCGGCGAGTCGGTAGTCCTTTTGCGTACCAGCGATGTGCAGGCGCATCCAAACAGCGCCCTTGGTCTTTGGCGGGATTCCCTTTTCAATCGCCCATCCACCGAACCCGTCACCGTGTTCGTCTTTGTAGGTCCCGACGCGACAGTGAATCTGTTCGTCTAGCACGACTTCTGCTCTGCCAAGAAACTGGCGCACACGCTCACGCGCAAGAGGCACGACCCAATGGTGATGCGAGTGACCAGTCACCACGATGTCCGCATCTGGGTACAGGCTTGCGTGCCGTCGCGTGTCAAGGACGCCGTGCGTCATCATTGCACCGCCGCCGGCTCCGTGGAAGTATCGCAGTTTGAAAGAGAAGGTTCCGCCGTGCTTGGAAACGAGCCGGAACAGTACCCAGCCGCCATAGCCGCCGGAGTACACCGGGGCTGGACCAGCCGCGCTCAAACCAGCGCAAGTGCGTTCGGTCAGGTCAACCTCGTGCCGCTTGGTCACACTTGTTTCGTGGTTGCCCCTGCCGATGACCACGAACCGATCCTGCCACGGGCTGAAGAACTTCACGGCCTCGCGCACGACAGCATCAAGGTAGTCGCCGCATTGGTACTCGGACCGCATCGCAGAACGGTCTGCTCTTGGATCCCATTTCCCCTGGCAAACACAGTGGAAATCCCCACACGAAATCACGCCTCCCTTGCGCTTCACGACTTCCTTCATGTGCCGCGCTTCCATCTCCTGATCGGTGTGCGCGTTGTCGTGGTGGCGGTCGGAATCGATCAAGGCCCACCACTCAAACTGGTGCGGCGTTTCGCACAACATCGTGACGCGGTGGATGTTCCGGCTCAATTTTTCGACCGTCCATTGCGTGCCAGGCGTGATGCCCTCGCGCCAGTAGTGATCCTTCAACTCCTCGCGGATTCGCTGCTTGTCGCACTTACGCGCCATTCTTGACCTCCCACCGCTTGAGCAAAAGCTCGACTCTTGGATTCTTTGGGTCTACGAGGATGACCAACGGAAGATGCGTGAGCGCGGAATCGTCCTCAAGCAGCCCAGCATCAACCAGACCATCGAACGTGGCCTTCAGACTTGACAAGCAGTTGTCTTTATCTCGGCGTCGGCTGTCGCGTGCATACCAGTGGACCTGGCACGTCGCCTCTTTCCAGCCGCCCTTCTCGCCGACCTCGTGCATAGCAACCTGGGCGGCCGCCCACGCCTCGACTCGCGCACGCTTCGTTGCCTTCATACGAACCGCCCAGTGAACCCTTGCGTTCGCGGAAAGGGTCCGCGCCGGCAGTCCAACAGTGACGGTTAGTACATCAGGCATAAGGGCATCCTGCCAAGCCTTGAGGACTTCACGGGCACTAGCCGTCCGTGGCTGGTGGCCCGTCATGGTGCTTCCATGTTACTCATCGGTTTCTGGTTCCGGTCGGCGCATCTTCTTCGGTATCGGTTCAACTGCTGCGAACACTTGGGCAGCCAGCCGTAAACCATACAACGCCTCGTCAAGATCGGCCGCCGTTGGGTAGTGCTTCAGGCAGCTCCTGGCAGAATCTCGGATCGGCTTCGGCAGTCCGGGTGTGCGCTTTGGATCGCACAGGGATTGCATGAACGTCCGCGTTCGTGCGATGGCTGCGAATCGCTCGCGTGGGAGGGTCATATTTCAAACCTATTCATTGCTGCCCAAACTACGCCCACCGCATATGCCGACCACTTGGACCTGTCTGCCGGCAGGGCCTCGCCACCAAGCGACCCCACATCTCGAGCGTGGTTGACGGCCTTCCGAACCTCGTCAGCAGGTGCCGCCTCAATTTCCCGACGCATCGCGATCCGCTGCTGCTCGACCTCGAATGGGTTGTATCCCTCTTGGTCGGCCTTTGCCCGGATCGCGGCCTTGCGCTGGTTGCGCTTGATTTCGCCAGCAAGTTCCTCGGCGGTGCAATGGGTACGCGCTAGTGTCGACCGCATGGTCTTGCATGCCTGCACGATTTCCTCGTGCGAGAACTCGGAAAGTACTTGGGATGCTTGTTCGTGCCGGCTGCTCGTAGGTGATGCCCACTTGCTTCCAGCAAAGTATTCCTGGATGACGGCTGCTGTTTCAGTTCGCATCACAATTACCTTTCGATCACATCTCCGACCCTGGCAAAGAAGTGCCGTTGCGATGGAGGCTGCTTGTCGATGAGTTCGTTCAGGCAGTCCCATCCGTTGGCTGCGGCAACCATCGACGCCTGCGACAGGCAGCAAGCCGGATCGCGCTTACCTGTGTTTCCTGTCGCCACCATCGCGCACCATTGCCGGCGCATGCTGTCAAGATCCGACTTCATCTCGGCCATTTGGCTGGACAGTTTCTCAAGTTCGTCTGCCGCCCGAGTCAGCAGATTGTCGGCATCAAGCTTGTCCTTCATCTGATCCGATGCGTATCGCAGTTGCATGATGATTTCGTGTGTCATCGTCGTGTCTCCATTGGGTCAAGGTAACGGCCCTGCGCTAACCAGGTCGCAGGATGCGGAATGAACTTCGGCTCGGTTGTGCGCGAGGCTTGAGCGAATGCGTGGATCCGCTCACGCATGACCTCCACGGCGTCATCCAGCGCGTCAAGCTCCCACTCGTCGGCGTACTCGCGGATCGACTTCTCGAGCAATACCAGCGCCTTCTTTTTGCCGACCTTGCGCGGGAACATCATCCACAGGCGCTCCATCGCACCCGCCGGCATCGGCAATCGCTTCTGCCTGCTTTCAGCCTGAAATGAAACTGGCTCGACGGCGGAGCCGTTGAGCGTATTAGTTCTCTCTGTCTCTGATAGTGATTGTGTTTGTGTATGTGTTTGTGTTTGGCATGATCCAAGCATTGCTTGAGCATTGCTCGGAGCATTGCTTGTAGCATCCCACCTAGCAGCAGCTGCTCGCTTCGCCTTGTCGGCATTGCGCTTGCCCTGCTCCCGCATCTCGGCTCGCTCTCGCTCCTGGCGTTGGTTCCTGCGCTTGCCATCGGTGTGCAACGGGAACTTGTCCTCAAGCAGATGCCACGCAGCCCGGATGTCTGGGTCGATTCGAAACAGGCGTTCGGGTTCGCTCGGCAAACCGTCGCCCTCCCACGCCGCCCACAGCAGGATCATGTACGCGCCTCGCTCGCTCGCACTCCAGCCGAGCGTCGAAGCCATGAAGTCCGTGCCCCAGAATGGCATCCAAGGCGCACGGCCCTTGGCCGTTGCATTGGTATCATTCGTTACACTCACGAAAGCCTCCTGCGCTCT